CGGAGCTTTTTCGGCTCGAAAGCGCCCGCCATGACACGGATGTCATTGCTGTCGTCGGCGAGGACGATTGCGCGGCTTTCACCGTCGCGCTCCTCAAGAGCGCTCATGTGCTCCGCTGTGTCCAGTAAGGCACTCACAACCTCCAAATCTTGATAACGGTCGATGGTGGTCTTCGTGGTGCCGTCGACAACGATGTAACCGTCGTGATAGCCTTTGCGCTCCAGCTCAACGTCGAGGACCACATATCCGCTATGTTTAGCGGTTTCAATGGCCTCTTGCGCCTTCGTGATAATGGTACTGTTCATGTTCCACACTCCTATTTTTTTGATTTAGGCGCCTTTTCCAGCGCCTTGTTGCGGCCTCAATAACTTTGAGGAATATTTATTTTTCAAAGACCGGTGAGGACGACGGAGCGCCAAACGGCGCGCTTTCGAGGCGGTTAGTGGTGATAGGCCGCATCGCCTGGCCGAGCCCTCAACTAATTGCATTATATACCATAGGTCCCTCGATTGCAATAGGTTTTAAAATGAAAATATTTTCATTTTTTAAGACCTCAGATTTGAAAAGAAAAACTTTTACATTAGCACTTTGAAAACTTTTCACTATTTTTTATGAAAACTTTCATACAGACGATGAAAATATTTTCATTAGCCATGACTTAATTAGTGTACCAACCGTTGACTGAGAAAGTCGTTAGTGTGCGAACGGCTGACCCCCGCAATGAAAGCGCTTTCATGGGTCCCCCCACGGGTCTGAGGGTCCCACGGGCCGAAGGGCCTGGTTTTTCCATCACACCACTCACACACACACTCACACTCACACACACGCCGCCCATTTGCGTCCGAGGAAATCGCCGCACGGCGGCTCTCAGCACATTTGTTTCAGCAAATCACAGGGGGTACAGAGGGTTTTTCACATTTGTGTTCGTAAAAAAATAAAAAAGTTTGCACAAAAACCATTTATTTTGACTATAATATATAATGGAAGGTTACTAATTTATAAAGGAGAGATTTTATGAAAATTTATAATTTTTCTAATCAAGTGAAATGCAAGTGTGATGACTGCGAAGATAATACAGAAGAACACGATGAAATATATGGTTGGGGGTGTACGGTTGACCCGTTTGGCAATTTTTACATAGTTCCTTTTGATGAAGAAGAACATATTTATGAATACACTATTACTCCCGAAGATTTATTTAGCGAGCCAGATTATTATGGTTGGCCGCCCGAAAGAGAGGATATTGCTTCCCCCGCAGACCTTAAAGACGACTATGAACTTCTCTTTGTTGATGATACTGATGTAGCCAATTATATTGACGGCGCTGTAAAGATGTATGTATATATCAATAAATATGAACAAGAACATTCTAATACAGACGTTGAATATATGTGTAGAGTTGTTTATATTAACGGATACGATGTTACTTACGATAATGAAACCTCAGAAAAAATTCTTAAACATTATATTATGATGAGAAGTGGTTTGGTTAACACCTTTGCCGATTTTTCGTTTGATGAATTGAATATAATATTAAAACATACTAAGTACACTGCTGAATATGAATATTTTGAAAGAAGCGTTTATATACTGACTGTTTATGCTTATAGTGTTGAGGGTCAGCGGTATCTTGTTGAAGCAGAAATAATTATTGATGATGAAGGGAACGATATTACCTAAAAGAAGGTGAGGTTATGAAAGATTTCAAACTTAGAGGCACCGAGCACTTAGTGAAAAAACGCTCCAACAAAAAACTAACGGAGCAGCAACTAAAGAAAGTTGAAGATAGCGGTGAAGTCGATGAGAAATCTTACCTCACCATAACTCAACCCAAGAAAAAGAAAAACCACGTAAAAGAATACGAAACAAAACTTTCAAAGGCCAAGAACGAAAACCACCTTGGTGTACCGCAAAGTTTTTATAAATTATCAGCACCAGAGCAAGCGTTTCTTATGTATTATTTGAGTTCTGATTTTGTTCACCCCATCACAATGAAACACACGCATATGAACCTGTTGCAAAGTTATATCACTGTTTTCTGTGATGAGGATGATATTTTTAGTATCTGGGAAAAAGAGTACGTTGAAGATGATAATGGTAATAAACATCCTGTTATTGGTAAAGTGAAAAATTATAATAAGCGTGCCGAAATCGAACAACGTGCAATGGAGATGTTCCATCAGAACCCAGATATTTCTCGAACATGGGCTGATATGATTGAAATGAGTTTTGGGGCCGAACCCGAAAAACTTGTTAAAAACGCCATTCTGAAGGACGCACTTTTCGCAGAAAAGTCCAGCGAAAGGAACGCAAACCGTAATTTGGCGGTAAAAGTTCTTAACCTTGATAAACAAGCCGATGATAGCGGAACTGTTAATGTGTTTATTGAGGGCGGCGGGAAAGAACTTCTGAATGCCATTTCTAAAAACGCTAATGATGATGGTATTGTGACTGAAGAAGATTTAGAGGTTATTGAAGATGTCGAGGAAGAATAACCAAGTAAATCTCAACAAAAAGAATATTCCCGCCCCACCTTATGCTGAAGGAACATTTGAACAAGAAAAAGTAAAAACTCTTTTGAATTATGTCCTTGGTCGTCAAGGATGGGTTATTGAGATTGAGGGTGGAAAACGAGGAAGTAAAGACGTTGTAGGTATTTATGCTTGGTCTAAGTTCCTAATGGTTACACCCGATAAAGAACACATGGTTCTCGGTAAAACACTTGAACATGCAATTGTAACAGTTCTACAAGCACAGGGTTTTGGGTTAAAGTATACAATTCCCTCTGGTGATTTTGTTCGTCAAACAGACGCTGGCGGTCAAACTCGTGGTGTTTTTAAGTTTGTTGATGCTTATGGTGTAGAAAAGATTATTTATTTTTACGGAAATGAAAAGAAAGACGATAAAACTAAGTTTAAAGGTTTTACTTTAGGTTCTGTCTATATTAACGAGGGAAACGAACAGAACGTAGGCGGCATATTAGAAGCAAAAGACCGCACCAATTCAGCTATGCGACCTCGTTTACTTATTACACAAAACCCTAAAGCCGCATCTCATCCTTTTTATACTAAGTTTGAAGAACCGCTTATTTATGACCAAGACAGAATAATGAAAATTCAAAATATACAAGTACGATTTAAAGATAAATTTGAAGAAATTAGGAGGGATATGCTTCAACGGATGGAAAAGGAAAGGAACGAAACGGTAAAGGACTTTTTAAATTATCGTAACGTTCCTAAAGCAAAACTTCTTTCAAACAAAGATTATCAAAAACTAATGTTGAAAGTTAGAGATTTGAAAGAACAATGGATGAAGAAAATTAAAGATGTTTCTGTTAAAGATGTTACAGATGACTTTGCGGATGACCCCGAAATCCACAAAGCATCTTTACAGGAAATAGTTAATTTTATACCTTATTTTGAAAATAAGAATGAAGTATATAACGGTTTGGATTTTGCTTACTTTCACTTCACACATTACGATAATCCAAGTATGAGCGATGCCGATAGAGAACGTGTTGCTCGAACATTTGACCAAACAAGCCCCACTTTCAAACGTGACATTCTTGGTGAAAGAGCGACTGTTGATAACGCAATCTGGCCAACATTTAACGAAGATAATATTTATAGCGGAGAAATTGACCCAAATAAAGTAAAATATCGAGTTTTTGGTGTTGATTTGGGTTTTGACCATCCGTTTGCTGTAGTTGATGCTCATATTTTATATGATAATACCGTTTGTATACATGATGAATTATTTATTATACCAGAACAGAAAAAACATAAAGCAAATATAACAGAATATATTAGTGAAGTTAAAGAATTAATTAAACGTCATAACGGCGGAGATTACTTCAGGTTAAGAGTTGACCCCTCAGGAAAAGCATTTATTAATCAAGCCGTTTCTGATGGATTAATTGCTATGAAAGCAAAGAACCGAGTTAGAAACTATAAACCAGAAGACACACAAGAAACAGACGAAATACAAGATAGAAAAATAGCAGGTATTGACTTGGTTCGTGAAGGTTTTTACTTAAATAAGATTATGGTTCATGAGAGATGTAAAAACACTATTAAACAAATACAAGGCTATGAGTTTGACCCACAAAGTCTTGATAATGGTCGTGAGGTTCCTCTGAAAATCAATGATGACCTTCCTGACGCATTAAGATATGTTGTAAATAGCGAAGTTGGCTTTGTATCTATGTGGGAAGATTGGAGTGAAAACAAAAAGTATGGCGAAAAACGACAACCAACAGAAGAAAAACAAAACGGGGAAGACGTATCACTTCAAGACCAGCGAACTGTTCAAGAAAGACAACAAAAAGTCGTACAACAACTCATCGACAGTTTCAAAGGAAACGGAAGAGGAAACGGAAACCGTTTTGGACAGTTACTCTAAAAATATCGACCAAAGACTAACACATCAAGAAATTTTAGCACAGCTTGATGAAACCAATCAACCTGATAAAACAAGGATTGGTGACGTTTTTTCTAACCCTCAGTTAGACATTGGTATTGGTAGTGAAGACCCCACAATGAGCGCATATTATCCTCGTGCACGTTCCTTAACATGGAACCTTCAACGTATTGAGGCTGTTATGCGTGCAGACCCATTTTTCACACGTGCTTTAGAGTTTAGGTCAACAAGACCTTTGCAAAACGGTATTGATATTTCTTCTGATGAAATGGAAACGGATAGAATTGCTGATTTACAGAAAAAGATTGAGAGCAAAATAAATATTCCTCTTCAAGAAGGTCTTTATGAAAGTGATGCTTTTGGTTGGTCTGCGCTTTTGATTGTTATTGATGGTCAGAATAACAAAGATGCGTATAGACGACCTTTAAGAATGAAAGATATTAAAGAAGGAAAGTTTTTGGGTCTTAAACCTTTAACTCGCTGGTATCAAATTAACCAAGGCAATGAGTTTATAAATGAATTAGGCGAAAGGCATAATATTTACGACCCATCTTTGTTAGGAACACCGCTATATTATAAAGTTAGTTTTGATGGAAGCAAAGAAAACATTATGACTGTTCACAGAACTCGACTTATTATTATACCAAGGAATAGGCTCAGTTATATTGAGGAAAAAATTGAGCACTATGGTGGAACAAGCATTCTTGAACAAGGATTTGAAAGCCTTAGTAGGTATCATGCTTTGGTTGGACAAATTCATCGTATTTTACAAAAAAGCGTTGTTCCTATTTTAAAAATTGATGAGATGAGTTCTTCTGCACTTCAAACAGAAAAAGCACAAAACATGCTTGAACAAAAAATTTCAAATATGAGAAAAAATCTGGATAGTAATAACATGCTTGTTATTGGTGATAGTGATAGTTTAACATTTGAACAAGCAGAGCTTGCTGGTCTCAGTGACCAACTGAGAGAGGCGAGAATACAAGTTTCTTCTGCATTTAACACCCCACCACACGAACTATTTTTTGAAAAAATGGATTACGATACTCAAGAGGTATATGATTTTATTAGAAGTAGGCAAAAGTTTAAAGTTAAGCCTATTTATGAAAAATTGTTACCCATTTTATATAAATCTGAATATGGAGAGGAAATTCCTGAAGATTATACAATAACATTTAAACCTCTTGAAAATCCGACAATGAAAGAACTTGCAGAAGCACGTAAAACAAATGTTGAAGCCGTAGATACTATTTATAAAATCGGCGGTTATAACCTTAAATCGTTGGTTGATACGTTATCAGATATTGATAATAACCCGTCTGACATTTTCAGGAATGTTGACACTGATTATATTAAATATATTGAGGAATTAGGCGCTCAATATAATTATAAAGCGTCCGAGATAGAACTTGCAGAAGCATTAAATAAGAGCGGAGAAAACACATCAGAAGAAAGGTCTGATGGACGCTCTCAAGGGGGTGACCCAGACAGTGCAAGGAAACCGACACCAAGACCAAAGGTCAAGAAAGACAATGAAGAATGAAGCGAGGTAGATAATATTGCAAAACATTCATGATTTAAAAAGAGAGTTCTATGGTGTAGTAGAATTAACAGATAACCTTTACTATGACAATGATGGTGCTCTCATTTGCAAAAACGCAGTCCTTGGTAAGGCTGGTAAACAAATGTATCACGCAAGCGAACTCGGACTTGACAGCGATGAAACAATTGTCATCGAAAGACCTGAAGAAGAAGTTTTCGATGAACGCTCTCTCGGAACTCTCCAAGGTAAAACATTAACTCTTGGGCACCCTGAAGACGATGTAAATATTGAAAATTATAATGAACATTCCAGAGGTTTTGTTTTAGATGTTTGGAGAGAAGGAAATTTAATTCGTGGTAACATTAAAGTTACTGATAAAGAAGCAATTAATCTTATTGTTGAAAAAGAGATGCGTGAACTTTCTTTAGGGTATAGCACGAGGTTTGATACATCAGATGGCAATAACATCAGGATGACAGAAATTAGTTACAATCATGTTGCTTTGGTTCCGAGAGGACGAGCCGAAGTAGCAAAAATTATTGATATGAACCAAGAAATGCGGGTAATGGACAAACAATTTGAAAATAATGAAAGGAGTTATGAAGATATGCCCGAAAACAAAAACTCTCAAGGTAATAGCATTGAAGAATTGCAAAACCTTAGAGGCGAAGTTCAAGATTTGTTGACAGAAGTGAAACAAAATACTGTTGACAATGGTGACGAAGGTTCAAATAAAGAAGAAAACCATGAAATCGTTACCGATGAGAACCAAAAACCGAAACAAGATGAAGAAACCCCCGAAGAATACCAAGGGGAAGAAAAGGATGAACACACAAAAATGCTTGATGAGTTCCGCAGCATTGACCAAATTCAGGACGCTCAACTTAAAGATGCGCTGAAACGTCAGGCTGCAGAAAAGTATGGGCTTGAACTCAAAGATGGTAACGAGGCTTTGCAAGCATTTGCAAATCAACCTCAAAACCTTGAGAAAGAAAAGCCTGAAAAATTTAGTTTTAATGATGAGTATAAGAATTTGCTCGAACGTATTAATCCTAACAACTATGATAACGTTCAGGATTATATTAAAGAGCGCAAGAAAGTTGCAAGGGAAAACACTGAAGAAGTATACCAAGAGTTGCTTGAAGAGGCCCTTGAAGGAGGTAACCAATAATGTATACTGAATTTCCGAACAAACTTTTCCATTATCGGAGGATGTTCTCCGAGGCTCTGGCTCGTGGTTGGGTTTATTGGCCCGGTGAGCACGTTGTGCGCTTTGGCCTTCAGAGTGCTGTAATTGAACCTATCCCTGCTCCCGATATTGAAGACCGCTTTCAATGGGGCGAGGTTGTTAAGGTTGTTGATGGTCACGCCAAGCATATTGAAGAAGGCGATGACAACGATGACTTTTACGGTGTAGTTAGCCGTAATGCTACAGGAACCATGGGTGTTCTTGACGAACAGGTCATGGGCATGGCACCCCGTCAAACCCTGTCTATTTTCCGAGGTGCTCGCAATGGTGCTATCTCGGTTCCTGTTCAAAACGTACAAAACACTATCGGCGATGGTTCCATTGATGAACCAGAGAAAGGCGATAAGGTTTATATCCGTGTTAAGCCTCACGGTTCAGAAGCGCCTTCTTGGTCGAGTGATACGGAATATGTTGAAGGTCAAGTTGTTACAGAAGACGACACCGTATATACCTGTATCAAAGACCACACCTCTGGAAGCGATAGTAAACCCGATGACGGTTCTGATTGGGAAGATTATTGGCGTGAAGGCGCAATTGACCTTCCTCTTGGCGGAGTTGAAAGTGTAGATAGCGCTGAAACAGAAGAATGGGAGAAAGCAACATTCACCCACGAACCCGCATCACCTTATCGTGATGAAGACGAAAAACATTATGCGAAAGAAGATACGCCCACCACTATGGTAGCGGCTATCGACTTGGAGTAAGGAGGATATAATGAGTAAAGTATTTAACCTGCGAGACAATTTTAAGAAATATTCTCGTGCAGACGAAACACTGCGAGAACGACTGCTTTCACAAGCAAATCCTAAAATCAAAGATGCAGAAGGCGATGCTGCGCTGTTCGCTACTAACGCTTTCGAGAAGATTGACGTTACGCTTAACAAACCCAAATATAAGTATTTCTATGCACAAGAAATGCCTCTTATGATGGGTGGTGGTGCTATTGAAAGTATTGCTTTCCTCCGTCAAACGTTCTCTAAACCAAACCCGACTGAGATTTTGGCTTCTGGTACCACAAACCAAGTATATATGGTTGATGAGCGTGTACAAAAGATTAACACGCCCGTAATTCCGATTATCATTGGTGCTGAACTTGGTCTTATTGACCAAATGAAATATGAGCAGGTCGGATATGACCGTTGGGGTAGCAAACTTGAGGCCGTTTCCCGTGATTATCAAGAGGCTCTTGATGAACTTGCTTTCCACGGACATATTTTTGAAGATGAAAAATATTATGGTCTTTATAATAACCCTGATATTAAGCGTGTAGATGCAAAAACAAATTGGTCTGAAGCAAGTGTCGAAGATTTGCTTCAAGATTTCATGCAAAATATTGTTGAAATCATCAAAGACCTTGAATATGATGTAGATGCCGACTTGGCACCCAATCATATTTCAATTCCGATTTCTCTGTTCACCGACCTTGCTGTTCCTGCAGCAATTGGTGGTACAGAGGTTGTTGTATCGAAACTTGAGTATCTAACTAATCAGTTGAACAAACTGCTTGCCTCTTATGGAACAAGCATTAACTTTTATCCCTCTCGTTTCCTTGAGAAAGGTAGCGATGATGATGGTGAACACGGCGAAGGTCGTGCTGTAATTATGTGTCATGACCGTTCTGTTGTTCGTATGCCGATTGCTATGCCCCTTACACGAGGCGCAACTGTAAATCTCT